CCGGGTTCATCCGCTCTTTCGACAATTCGCCCGACTGGGCCCTGGTCCGCCCGCCGGCCAGCTTCATTCCCAAGGGCAAGAGTTCGACGCTCGACTGGGGCGGGAAAGTCCACAAGCACCCCAACGCGCGTTGGGGCCCCTTGGCAGGCATGAGCGCCGAAGACCGGGCGAACAAAACGAAATCCTCGACCCAGGGGATGCGGCCCTGTGCGACGTTCCAATACGCGGGCGCCGCCATGTTCGTCGACGAAGCCCAAAAGCTGATCGGGGAGCCCGCGCTCTCCGTGCGTCTGGCCCGCGGCTGATCTCCCCGCCCCCGAGACGATCGACCAGGCGGCCCCTCCCGTCGCCTGCACCGCATCGGCCGTGATCGCGCCTAATCATCCCCCAAGCGCATCCCTTCGCCAGAGGCCGCCTCAGACCGTCTGCCGTGATCCCCGACGGAACGGCCCCTTTTGCCCCTTCCGCCCCACCTGCCCCGTGGCCGTCCTCTAGCCTCAAACCTCAAGCCTGCCAAGAGGTTCCAGGCCAGGGTATTACCACCTCGCGAGGGCGTAAGACCGATTCTTCGCGGGGTCGGCCGATTCCCGAAACTTTTTTTGTCGGCCTAACCTCAACCCTCGCAAACGGTTCCCCGCCGGCCGAAAAGGACTTTTGGGAATCGGCCCGAATTCTCGGCCGGGGCCCGTCGATACGGGTACAATCAAAGTGCGGGGCAAACAAACCAAGGGGATTAGGGACACAAACCACAACACGAACTCAAACCACCACAAAGGAGGGGGCCATGATTACGCTTCCACGAGCCATGAAAGTGGATGGCACCAGGAGCCTGTACCGGGCTATCCGCGAGGGCAGCCGCACGGATCGCTACAGCTTTTGGGCGGTCGATCGCGATTACGCCGAGCAGTACGGCGCAGAGGTGGTCGAGGGCCAACTTCGGCCGGATGCCGATCTCCTCGACATCACCGAAATGATCGATGCTGAGGGCTACATCCACGGAGAGAAACTTGATTCTGCCGTGGCTGGCCTGGCCGATGCACTTGGTATTGATGCCGAAACCGAGATCGAGTGCGATCGGCTCTGGGATGCCGCGGGCGATGACCTCACAAAGGCAGTGGATTTGTTGGAGAACGCCGGCTTCGATGGTTTCCGTTGGGTCGAAGATGCTCGGCGGGAAGCCTACTTGCTGATTCACTAGATACGAAAGCGGCCCGGCCGGAAGGTATCAGCTTTCGGCCGGGCCTGACACCAGAACCTGAAAAGGAGGTTCCCATGTCTAACGCTACTCTATCACGTCCGGCCGCGAAAGTCATCCAAGAGTGCCGGGCGAAGCGCGAGGGCGTCCGATGACCACGAAAGAAGCAAGACGCGAGGCCCGCGGGCGGGGCCTCCCGTGGTCGGCCGTCCAGGAAGCCTACTACGAACTCAAGGAGCGGGAGTGGGCCAAGCGGGAGCGGCCCAACGAGGTCCGCGAAGCGGCCTGGATGATCGCCAACGCGCACGCACCCGGGAGCTGGGGCTTCTGGCGGCACGGGTTCGAGCGACGCTTCGGCCGCCGCGTCTATCTCTCCGACTACACGGCGATCCCGAATTATGACACGATTGCCCAGCAGATCGGCTGGTACTACCCCGAGTACGCGACCGACGACGGCACCGAGCGGCTGTTCGATTTTCTCATGTCCCCCCACCAAACTTACCCGACGCGGGAGCGCCTCTTGCGCGAGGCGATGGACCGCGTTGAGCACGCCAAGCAGACCGGAGACCGGACCGATGACCGAATCCACTTCTGACCGCTTCGAGCTACAAAACGATCCCCCCAAGAAAAGCCCCTGGACGCCGCCGCCGGCCGAGCCGGTTCGGCAGAAAGTCCTCTTCGCCGGCCTGGATTGTCTTTCCGGCCAGCGGGATCTATTCTCGACGGACGGAGACGGAGAACCCGAGCGATGAAGGCAATCACGATCCACCAGCCGTGGGCCTGGCTCATCATGGCCGGCTACAAGAAGCCGGAGAACCGGCAGCAGGGGACCGGCTACCGGGGGCCGATCGCGATCCACGCCGGCGGCCGCCGCGGGGCCGAGAAGCATGGGCACCTCGACCAGATCGACGCGCTCCGCGCCGCCGGCTACCCGATCCCCGACGTCGAGGATCTCGACTTCGGCCAGGTCCTCGGCACCGTCGACCTGGTCGACTGCGTCCCCTTCGACCCCAACCAGCCGGCGCTGCCCGGCCTTCTTGGCGCAAACGACCCCTACGGCCTGGCCGACGACCCGCTGGCCACCGGGCCGGTCTGCCTGATCTTGGCCGACCCAAAACCCTTCGACGAGCCGATCCCCGCCCGCGGGCAGCAGGGCATCTGGGAATGGGACGACCCCCAGAACGCCTGAGCCGCCCCCTCCCGCTCTCCCGCGCCCGGGCTGTGATGACACGGCGCAGCAGCTCGGACGACGGCAGGCGACGGGAGGGGACGCCTGGCGTCTGATCCCTCTCCACTCCCCACTCCCGACTCTCCCCTCCCCACTTTCCGGAGCTTCCGGCCCCGGAAGCTCCGGATCTTCTGGCAATTGGGCCAGCGTTTGTGGCAGGCTGGGGTCCATGTCGCTTGACTCCACGAGCACGCTGGCCCAGATCCGGGCCGCCTACGCGGACAACGTCTCGTATGCCGAGAACGATTCGCTCGCCGAGTGCGCCGCGTTCATTGCCGCCTGCCGGCTCCTGGTGGCCAAGCTGCCCGAGCGGGTCGTCCACGGCGGCCGCAACTCCGAAGAGATCGGACTGAACATCGAAGTTCTGGAGCGCCGCCTCCAGGCCGCCGAAAAGTGGCACGCCTCCAAACGCGGCGCGTCGCGTTACGTCCACCCGAGCTTCGCCGATTTCAGGAGATAGACCCCGGCCCCTCTTCCCTCTTCCTTCATCCTTCATCCTTCATCCTTCATCCTTTCCCCCATGCGCTCGCCCCAAAACCCGACGTTTGCCGAGGGCTGGCGCGACCTCCGCGCCGACTACAACATGGCAAAAACGTCCCGCTACCGGCGCAGCCGGACGGGCGTCTCGGGCGCGGGCCGCACGGGCGATCACTCGATCCGGAGCGAGTCGGGCTATTTACGGATGATGGAGCTGGCCCGCGATATGGCCCGGAACGACTGCGTGATCGGCCAGTTGATCGACCGGGCCGTCACAAACATGATCCAGGAGGGGATCACGCTCGACCCGCAAACGGGCGACGACGGCCTCGATACCGCGATCAAGGACCGGCGCGCGGACTACTGCGAAGACGCCGACCAGTGCGACATGGCCGGCGAGCTCACCTACCCGGAGATGACCCGGCTGGCGCTGCGGCAGACGTTCGTCGACGGCGATATTTTTGGTTTGCCCACCCCAGACGGCCCGCTTCAGTTGGTCGAGGGGCACCGGCCCCGAACGCCCAACCGCACCACACGCAACGTCGTCCACGGCGTGCTTTTGGACGAATACCGCCGCCGCAAAGAATACTGGATCACCAAGGACGAAGTCGATCCGAACGCCTCGAACGTCAAGGTTTCGGAGATCACGCAATACCCGGCCCGGGACAAGCACGGCAACCGGCAGGTGTTCCACCTCTACGATCCCAAGCGAGTGAGCCAAACCCGCGGCGTGACGGTTTTGGCCCCGATCGTCGAGCTGGCCGGCTTCTTTGAAGATATCATGTTCGCGCGCCTGATCCAGCAGCAGGTCGTGAGTTGCTTCGCCGTTTTTCGCAACCGTCAGATCGGATGGGAGCCGGGCGCCGACAGCCAGCGTGGCGAACGAAGCACCGAAACATTGGCGGATGGGTCGGCTCGCTCGATTGAAGGCTACGCCCCGGGCATGGACGTGGCCGGGGAGCCGGGCGAAACCTTGACCGGCTTCTCGCCGAACGTGCCCAACCCCGAATTCTTTGAGTTCGTCAAGCTGATCCTGACACTGATCGGCGTCAACCTGGGAATGCCGCTGATTCTGGTCCTGATGGACGCAGCCGAATCGAACTTCTCGGCTTGGCGAGGCGCGATGCTCCAGGCCCAGGCCGGCTTCCGCCGCAACCAGCACTGGCTAATCGCCCGGTGGCTCCGCCCCGACCATCTCCGGCTGGTGCGCCGCTGGATGGCCGAAGACTCCGGGATGCGGGTAGCCGCCGAAAAATCGACCGTCAACCCCTTCGGGCACCGCTGGAACCTGCCGAGCTGGCCTCACGTTCAGCCCCGCGAGATTGCCACCGCCGACTTCCTGCGCGTCCGCAACGCCCAGACCAGCCGCCGCCGCCTGGCCGCGGAAAGCAGCATGGAATTCGACGAGCTTTCCACGGAGATCTGCGAGGACAACGGCATGTTGATCGCCAAGGCATGCGCAACGGCCGAAAAGCTCAACAAGGATTTTCCAAACGCCGGGATCACCTGGCGCGACGTGTCCGGTCTGCCGCCGCCCGAGGGCGTGAAGGTTTCGATCGGCGACGGCGGGGAGGAGAGCCCAGAGTCTCCGGCAAAAAGAGACGAGAGTCGAGGGGAAAAGGCCGCATGAAGACCGAGCCCATGATCGACAATGCGTGTGGGCCGGACCTTCTTGGCCAAGAGTTCGACGTGCCCCGGCTGGCCGACTACTTCCAGCCCTGGGCGATCCACGAACAGACCTTCCGCGCGGCCGTGGCCCGCATCGGCGCGATCGACTTGAGGCTCCACGTCGAACGCAGCCAGCAGGATCCGCAAGCCGCCTCGCGCTCGGTCAGCTCGCGGGGCCGCGGCTATCAGATCACCGATCGCGGCGTCGCCGTCGTCCTGGTCTCCGGCCCGCTGATGAAGTTCGTCTCATCGCTCTGTGACGGGACGTCGACCGTATATTTGCGCCAGCAGATCCGGGCGGCCGCCGGCGACAAGGAGGTTGGTGCGATTCTTCTGCACATCGACTCGCCCGGCGGGACCGTCTCGGGCACGGCCGACCTGGCCGACGAGGTCAAGCGGGCCGCTTCCAAAAAACCGGTCTACGCCTTCATCGAGGATCTCGGCGCGAGCGCCGCCTACTGGGTTGCCTCGCAGGCGACCCAGGTCTTTGCAAACCGGACGGCGGCCGTCGGCTCGATCGGCACGTATGGCGTGATCTGGGACCAGTCGGCCCGGGCCGCGATGCAGGGGATCAAGGTCCATGTGCTCCGCGCCGGTGCGTACAAGGGGGCCGCCGAGCCGGGCACCGAGATCACGCCCGAGCAGCTCGCCGAGTGGCAACGGGTGATCGACGAATACAACCAGTTTTTTTTGAAGGCCGTGGCGGCCGGCCGGCCGCTCAGCCTGGCCGAAGTCCGCGCACTGGCCGACGGCCGGGTCCACATCGGCCAGGCCGCCGTCGACGCGAAGCTGATCGACGGCATCCAGACCCTTGACGACACCCTCCAAGCAATTTCCTCTCCCTCCAGGAGCCCACAAGCCATGACCACCGAACTCAAGACCATCGAGACGGCCGTTCTCCAGACGGGCACTTTCGGCGCCTCGCTCGACGACCTCAAGATCTGTTGCCCCGGCGCGGACAACGACTTCTTGATCGAGCAGCTCTCCAAGAAGGCGACGGTCGATCAAGCCCAGTCGGCCTGGATGGAAGAGCAGAACCGCCGGCTCCAAGCGGCCCAAAAGGAAGCGGCCGACGCCAAGGCCCAGGCCGCCGCCAAGGCCGGCTCGACCGGCGTTCTCCCCATCACCAGCGGCAAAACCCCCGAGTCGGCCGGCGGCGACGCGATCGAGCGGTTTGGAGCGGCCGTCGCCCAAAAGATGGCCGAGCGGAAGTGCGATCGGGCCAAGGCGGTCGGGCTGGTCGTCCGCGAACAACCGGAGCTCCACCAGGAATACCTCGACGAGTACAACGCGGAACACAAGCCGCAACGACGGCGCTGAAAGAGCAGTCAGCAAAGCTGACGGCTGAAAGCCGATCCCCACTCTCAACAAATCAGGAGTTCTCCTCATGTCCCAATACGTCGAAACGCCGACCCGCCAGTTCACCGCCGCTGCGGCCCGTGCCCAGTTCCTCCGCGTCTACCTGAGCGGGACCACGCTCACCACGGCCGGCGCGGCGAATCCGTCGATCGGCACCCAAGAGGTTGCCAGCCTGGCGGCGACGGACATTGTGGCCGTCCGGCTCCGCACGGCCTCGGGCACCCGCAAGTGCGTTGCCGCCGGCGTGATTGCGGCAGGGGCGACCGTGTATGCAGCCGCCACCGGCACAGTGGCCGCGACCGGAACCGTGATCGAAGGCGTCTCCATGGACGCGGCGGGGGCCGCCGGCGACGTGATCGAGGTGATGGACATCACCAACTGCGACGTTTCTTCAGCCGTTACCGGAACCACGTCCGCTGCGTTCGAGGTCGACAGCGATTCGGCCACACCGAAGATCGCGCTGGCGGCCCAGGCCGCGGGAAGCGGCGACTTCACCACCACGATCAAGCCGGAGACCACGCTCTCGGCCGACAACGCGATCATCTGCCCCGAGTCCGACGGCGACGTGCTGGCCGCCGTCGCGCTGGCGCAGACGCTGACCAACAAGACGCTCACGGCGCCCGTGGTCACGGGGGCGGCCGAAGGGATGACGATCACGAAGATCGTGCCGTTCATCGAAAACGCCACGAACACCGTGCATACCGGCACGGTGCCGATCCCCGCCGGCGCCATCCTCAACAACATCCAGGTCGTCAATACCGTCTTGTGGGGCGCCACGTCGGCCGCGCTCGTCGTGGGCGACGACAACGACGACGACGGCTATTTCAACGACGTCAACTGCAAGGCCACC